GTTGTGCCATAAAGACACTTCAATGAAATCATCAGGTTTAGCAAGGTGGTCAAACTGGCACAGTGATGCAAACGCTGCATCTAGCTTATAGTAAGTAATGTCAGTCATTGGGTCACTGAATAGCGGACGAAAGATAGAGAAAGCCAATCACAATAGAGCCCGCAATGCAAGCAATCAAAGCAATTGCAGTCTCGTTGCTCATGTTCCCATTGCATACTGCAGATGAGCGGCAAAAATGTGCTTGCAGCAAGGTTCCTGGCCACGCTCCAGCATAAAGTGAGCATCAGTGCAGGTGCAGCTCCACTTTCCTTCGATGCCCTTGGAATAGGCACCAGTGCGGATGACAGTGTGAGCATCAGTGGGCGTGGCAGGATCAAGCACCATCCACACGTTGTTGGCGATGTAACGAGCGTGGCAGGACTGGGCCTTGCTGAGGCGTTGCTTCTGTTCCCAAGCATCAAACACCTTACGGCTCATGAAGCGAGGGCCATTCTTCGTGCGAATGACGACAGTGTGCTGCAGCACGTTCAGCACAGTCACGCCCAGAGCTTCGGCGGCCTTGTTGCTGACGCGGAAATGCGCGGAGGGAGCGGAGAGAGTGGAGGCCATGATGGTTTGAAGGAAGGAGCTTGTCAGTCGCCTGACATGAGCCACAATATCAGATCAAGGCTCAGTGTCAAGCCTGTGAAGAAATGCAACGAGCAGGCCCTCAGGGCTCCAGTCCGTTGTAAGTGATATGGCAGTACCTTTGAGGGTGCAGCTTGAGGCATGCCATCAGTGCCTGGCGGTCCCGTTGCGGCTCAGGCTGCAGCACGAATGCGCCCATGCACATGAACGCAAAGAGCGCCATGGCAGAGGCAAATGAAAGGGAGTCCTTCATTGGGCGAGAGGAAACTGAAGAGACAATACAAGGGCAGCCGGATCTTGCAAGAGCCTCTCAGCATTCCAATACAAAGGCAGCCGGATCCAGCCAATAAAAAAGGCCCTGGAATGAACCAGAGCCTCGCGTCCCACTTCGTCGAGGGTTCTCACACCCGCAGATAGCATACCGTAGCCACGCCAGATCCAGGTGAAGAAATTCTGGAGAAGGCGCCGTAAGACAGATCCAGCACCCGTCCAGCAATGAACGGACCCCTGTCTGTCACTTTCACTACCACGCTTTTCCCGTTGCGCTGGTTCGTCACTTCAATAGACGAGCCAAAGGGGAGCGATGGGTGGGCAGTGGTGAGGCCATAGGCATTAAATCTTGAGCCATCGGCTGCTTGACGCCCGTGATAGCCGTCGCCAACACCGTAATGAGAGGCTTGGCCGCAAGCACGCGAATTTACTGCCTCGACAGCCCCTGGTGCAAAAACAGAAGCAACGAGACAGAGAGAAGAAAAAAGTTTGATCATTGAAGAGAAGAGAATGTCAGCAAGGTGCCGGTGATCTCGCAGCGGCAACGTCCATGTTGGCACATTTTCTCCATTGCTGCAAGGCATGCTATGCTCTTGAGCATGGGTGGCCTAGGAGCTTAACCGCTCCCTGCCTGCGTAAGCGGGCGGCCGTAAGGCGAGGCGCCTCCGAGTGGATAGATGCTGTCGTAAGGCGCATCAGGGCTGCACGGTTGCCCCGCAAGGAGTCCACTCCCTCTCTGCAGCTTTGAGGAGCAGAGGTATCGGAACCCAGAAGAGAGCCGCCTTTAGGGGCGGCTTTCTTTTTGCTAATTGGCTAGGCTTAATCAGAATTCATTTGATTATGTCTTCAGCATTTGAACAAGAGCGACTAGCTCGATGGATGAGGAATGGCGAAATTTTTGATCCCCGTAATGATGAGGATTACGACACATGGGACGTGGGAATGGAGCCAATTCCAGGCGATAAAAAATGGGCTAATAAAAAAGCCCCAGAGGGGCTAGAAGATTAAGACTGTGGTTTTTCAAGTTCTTTATCAAGACTGTGCTTTAACGCAACAATCGCTTCGCTTCGCAACCAGTCCACCACATCTTCAACAGTTCCACCAGAATCGATTGTTTGCTCCAAACGGCTAGCGATGGCAGCAAGCATGGCCGATGCGGCTTCATTGAATTCATAAAAGGCATCATCAACGCAGGAATCAAAAGCGTCTTCCATCTCTTCCCATAGTAATTTACGCATTGTCTTCTCCTGGGAATTCGTTGATAATGGCATAATCGCCAATCACTAATAGCACTGCCTTGTTGTAAGCCTTAGCGGCTTCAACTTCATCTGAATACAGTCCAACATGATAGTGAGTGCCTTTGTATTTAAAGGCAGCACGATATGGCTTATTGGGATTGTTGCTTTTGCTCACTCCATAATATTTGCTGAACTTGTTTTTAGGACGAGGGCGCCCAGCCATTGCGAGGTAGTAGTCCTTGTCGTTCATGATGCGCTTGACCATTGGATGCTCCGCAAAAAAAGTGCATTAGTTTCCCGCCTTTTTCAGCAATAACTTGCTAGCGGCGATGAGTTCAGAGACAGTGATCGAAAGCTTATTTGTCCTTTCCATTGCTATCGCCAGGCGAAATAGCACTTCCGCCGACTGGACTGGATTGGTTTTCTGCATACGAGCGTGCAATTTGCTCAAGGGCTAAAGTTTTTTCTTCTACCACTGCAAGACGCTTTTTCATGTCATCAATGGTAAGACTAATCAGAAAGAAAGCCTGCTGTAATTGCTGGTCTTGCATCAAACTGCACCTTTGCCAATGTGATTAGCGTATTGAATGAGATATTGCTCCATGTCTTCAACTGCAGGAACAGTGGTGACGAATTCACTGTGCTCTTTTAAATGCACCTCATAGGTGTATTGCATAAAGTAGAGCATCCTCTTCAGAGCAAATTCCTGAACGGGATTAGGCTCTTCGTCGATAGCCTTTTCCAGTGTTGTAATCCAGATTTGCAGATCAGGAACGCTGAGGTAGGCAGTGACGACAGGTTCATTTGACGACATGATCAACCTGGCGTCGTCATTAATGACAGTGAGACTTTCGGGCGTGAAGTGGTAGAACTGGGCCATGGCAAGTCATGGTTGGCCTCCACAGAATGCCTCCAACCATCAGAGATGTCAACTCCAATTCTGATTAGCTCTGCTTATCACAAAATGATGGTTGCTGGACAGCGGCTTATCACGCCAGCGCAGAGCAATGCAATGGCATTCCCCAATGGAAACGCACTCTGCATAACGGCTAGCACGATCAAGCACTGCCTGAAAGGCCTGGCGCTGCGTCTTACTGAGAGGCTCTTCGGGTTCGATCAGAGCGGTATGAGCCCAGTCGGCCACCTCAGTCAAGTCGTCCAGTTCGCTGGTGCGAATGACGAAATGCCTGCCACGCTGCTCTAGCTTCTGCCATGCAGGATGCACCGGAGGATCCTGCATGGCGATAAGTTTTGCATGCTCCCTTAGTACAGGAGGAATGCAAAGACTTACGGTGGGAGGCAGTTTTGTATCAAAGGAAAGCTGCGTTTCCATTCAGTTGGGTAAGCCGTAAGAGACGGTGTCGTCTTTCGCCACTACAACAATTTGATCCGTGATGGCAGGCAGTAAATGTTTAGCCAGATCCATTGCACAATCAATGGTCGGAGCAGAAAAAGAAATGATTTCGCCGCTAGACAAAATCATCTGAAAAACATCTAAAGAATTGCCGACGATCATATCAGCTCTTGTTTTTGAAGATGCTGGAAGGATCAATGCCGCGCTTCTCAAAATCGGCAAGAACAGTATCCGCCACTTTGGAGCACAGCATCTCGCGCCATGATTGATCGCCACCAAAGCTTCCTACTTGCTCCATCACTTGAAGAGCAGTGGAAAGCCTTGCCGCATCTGAAGTGGTGGCTACCAGTTCTGGCAGAGTTTGATTGGCAAAATGCTCATGTGCAATCTCAGAATGCACGTCTAGCCATTTACCAAGGCAGAAAATGGAGATCTGGCGATACACTTCATCGCCATGTGATTCAACCAATTTTTCAATGATTTCACCCAGTTCGGGGGTGACGCCAATGGTGGAAGGATCATCCATGTACGCACGCAAACCGTTTTCAACAACGTTGAGGCGGGATTTGCGAGCTGCGTCTGTTCTGCGAAGAAATTCGTCAACAGAGTTGAGGTCAGAGAATTCCAATGGAACGTCCAGGTACTGACGAAGCATGCAGCACGCCTGAGGCAAAGTCAAGAAAGCTTCGGCTCTTCTTCAGGAATGGGGAGCATCCTTCGCTCTTCATCTGTGAAGTCTATAGAAATTGCGCCGTCTCGCGCATCCTGCTCTTTACCAATTTCCTTCTCTTTTGCAATGGTTGATGTGAGGTCCGTAAGGAACTGACGGTAAGTCTTGTCTTGATTGTCGTCTCGCTTGAGCTCATGTAGACCAAGCAGTCTAGCCTGTTCAACTAAGCAGTTCTTCGCTACGGTCAGGAACGATGAGTCACCTGCGCTCTCATCAATGCGAACAATAGCTCCCCCATCGCCTTCCTTGTCTGAGATGGTAGTGGAGCGCTTTTTCTTGCTGTCCTCAAAGCTTCGCATGGCTGTTTCCTTGAGTTCCATTTGTTCTTTCAACAAACGAGCACGATGGACATCAGCGCTTTTAAGGATTTCCTCTGTATAAAGCTGACGATTGTAATTCCTGTCGGCGTTAACAGTATCCTTAGACAGAGCTAAGACATTGGCGATTTGACGATTGCTGAGCTGTGCAGCGCACAGCTCGCTTACCATAAATCGACGCTGGCCAAGGGTTTCTTTGTCGTAAGGAATTTTGCCTGGACCAACGCCAGCCTCATTCCTAATGCGATCAATTTGCTTTGGCGTAAAGCCTGCCTCAAGCAATACTTTTACGCCATAGTTCAATTCGTCCTTGTCAGACTGAAACTCAATATTGGGACGCGCCATGGTTACATTCTAGGAGTGTTGCTTTCTTTGCCCATGAGGGAACGAGCGAAAAGATCCGCAAACCGTTCCTGCGAAGATGGGCTAATGGACGATGGGGAATAGCTAATTGCTTTTCTAAGTGTTTGCAGTTCTTCCCACTCTGATTTACTGAGATGGGGACAGTTCACTTTGCGAAAAGCGGTCATTGTTGGATCAATGAATAAAGATGGAGAACAGACAGTAGGACCGCTCCCAGGAAGAGCAATCCTACTATGCCGCTAACAATGCCGACTCTAATTTCGTGCCTTCGTATTTTCTCATCAATTAACTGTTCAATTAATTGACAATCCATGGTTAAGACGGCAACGGAGCAACGGCAAAGTTGCGATCGATAAGAATACAGATTTCTTCTAAACTTCCGCGCCAATGGCGCTCTCCTTGCTCATCCCTCGCTGCATACAGAATCCTGCTTTTTGGAGGATGGCCTTTATCGGGAATCAAATAACCGTGATGGTTATAGATTTCGATTGTGGTGCCGGAGTGATCCAGCGAAGGAAGCCTATCAGGCTGGGAAGGAGCTTTAGGCATTAGAAACAATTTGTTCAGGATTAGTCTAGGGTCGGCCGCTTGGGGCGGCCTCGCCCAGGTTACCTAGAAAAACCGTCTCAGCCCAGCGTCTTGCTGCGCCTGGCCTCAGCATAAATCGCTCGTCAAGCTGCATTGTGCCGATCGAAGAATTGGCACAGTCAAATGAGGCACAAAAAAAGAGGGGCTCTCGCCCCTCCTGTGACCCAACCATTCAAGGATACCACCGGTATTCTTGATTAGCCTCTTGAGCCTCCTCTACAGGAGCCTCCACGGCCTCCTCGGGCTCTTCAACGGGCGGCTCTGGGGGAGCTGGCGGCTCGGGGGGCTTGGGCGGCTGATTCCAGATGATGGCCATAGCACCAAAACAACTGCAACCATCCTAATCTTTTTTAATCCTTAAAGTAACAAGCGCTTCAAGTTCTGCTACTGGAATGAGAATAAAAACATCCTTCTGTTGAGTGCCATAATCATTCGCTCCTTTTCTGCCAATCCATTGTCTGATTGGTTTTTCTTCTGATGCAGAAAGGCGCCTAATGGCGCCGTTGTTGATTTGACCGTACTTGCCAATCAGATAGTTCAACGCTTTTTCCCTGGGGTAGAACCACCATTCGGATTCGCGTTCCTGAGCAATGTAATCAGCCTTGCCGCAAAGCCAGCCAGGATGCCCCTTTGCGCCAACCACTTCTAAGAGGATGTGTCCTCCAACGTTCCGTTTGTTGCTTTTCACTTCAATGGCGAAGTGCTGGCCGGATCTGGTGATAATGTCCAAATCCACTTTGTCTGCATAATTGCGCGGAGTGTTGCGCGGATGCTGCTGGACAATCGATCCGCGATTAGACAGCAAAATAGCCAGCGCCAGTTCAGCTCCATCTCCCTTGGCATAGGAGAAGGCGCGGCGAGCGGAAGATACTTCCATCAAAAGAACTCCTCTTCGGCTTCAATTACAGGCTCTGCTTCAGGAGCAAAAGAGCATTCTGGTTCCTGATAATCCCAGGAATGGTAAACGCGATTCAAGCCTCCAGTTTCACTTCCTAGCAGGCTGCTGGTGATGAGCCCCTGGCGCCGCGCCACTTCAAGCATGCGGCCAATGGCGGTGGTATCAAAATTCTTGCAATACTGACTGACTTGCAAGCGAGTGAGCCGTTCGCTTTTACGGCTGTTCACAGCATTAACAACTGCATCCAATTCGTCAATGGTGCCACCAAGAGGGCCAGCGTAATGCCATCCATAGGTGAGGGATTTCCGCTTCAGTACATGCTTGCCAGTAAGACCAGAGCGACTCTTCATCCATTCCAGCGTGAAATGGTCTGGATCTGGATTGTTCTCTGTGCGCGTCAGCTTCACTACTTCACTGACGTTGTCAACAAAGCTAGTCGAGTCCCTTAGTCCACCTTGCTTGTTTAGGTGGTGCAGAATGACAATGCTGCAGCGATATTGATTAGCAATGTCACGCAGACCATAGATCACGTCGCCAGCATTGCTCTTAACCAAATCAACGTCCATGCCAGCAAGGCAGGCAGTGAGAGAGTCAATGGCAACGAACACTGGGCGATGCTTTCTGACATAGTCTTCAAGCTGTTTCATGTGACCAAAGCGCCAGTTCTCCCAAAAAGCGATGTCTCCAGGCTGCAGGCCAGCCTCATGGAAGCCAATGACGCCCAGTTTTTCACTGGTATCTACCAATGGTTCGTCGCTTTGAATGATGAGGCTCTTGCCTTGCATACAACGGCGGTTTGACCAGGGGCTGCCTTTAGCAATGCTGAGAGCCCAGTTGTATACAATTGTGCTCTTGCCCGTGCCACCAGAAGCAGCCAGCAGCATCACGCTTCCTAGAGGCATGATGCCGGCAATCAGCCATTCCCTGCATTGATCAGCGTTGGCAATGGTGAGGGCGTCGATGGTCTCAATTTCCTCTTTGCCATAGATTCTTGACTTTGCTTCATCAATGATCTTGTCAACATTTGGTTGACTCATCTTGACGCCGCGTTGCTCTAGCCAGTTATTGCTTTCATAAGCAATGCGAGAGTCATTGGCGTAAAGGCCAACATAATTCTCAATGGTGGAAATAATTTCTTCGTATGACGGTTTGCCGTTTTGTCCCTGATGCTTACTCTTGGAGACAATGGAAGAAATCAGGTCATCGAGAGTGGCTCCTTCTTCGATGTAGTCGGCCAGATCGTAACCATTACCAGGGGGAAGGTTTTGCCATTCCCAGGAGCGGGGATCAGCATAAATCCACTTAGCGCCAGGGTTGTCTGCCTCCACCTCATTCATGAAGGCAACGCCTTGCTCGTCCCGATCAGGGGCCAGCACCACCTGATAGTCCTTAAAAAGGTTGCTGTAGTCACCGTTTGTGCGGTACTGCTTGCTTCCTCCTAGAAAAGTTACACAGGGAATTCCTATAGACCAAACCGATTCACAAGTTAATTCTCCTTCAACGATGAAAATAGGAAGCCCTGTTGTACTACTATGCTCAATCGCTTCTTTGTATTTATAGGGAAGAATACCAGCTTTGACTTCCTGAAGAGCGGCCTTATGATTGGGCTCTTCGTGATTAACAGTTGGAAAGTCCTGCCAAATCTTCTTGCTTCCAGATGTGTCGTCGCGATTTACGTTAACAACTGTCTGCCCTTTATAGTTTTGATAGCTGAAAAAGTAGTGGCCACCTGACCTTGCAGGCTTTTCCCATCGCACCATGGGAGCCAATACATTGCGAATCTCTGCGCGATGCGCTGGCGATGGCTCATGCCAGCAACTATAAGCTCCTGTCTTTTTGTTCACCGAAAAATCATTTCCACCGCACGCAGGGCAGATATACTTTCCGCTTTCGTTGCTTTTTTCTAGCTGTTCAAGGTGATCAAGGATGTTGAACGTCATCGAGGGGCGAAGGGCGAGCGCATATCATGGCGCACCATAACGGTGCGGGCCACGATGGCGATCATAAGAAATCCTTATGGTCTATTATGTGGACAATGGCGAAATGCCTCTTAGCTTGTGTCAGTCGTTCTCTGAGCAATGCCAAAGTCACAACATGGTGAACCAAAGCTTAAGAGGCACTTCACCCTGACCGATACAGCAAATGCCCACCTCTCGGCCATTGCCGCCTCCGCGCAGTTGTCGCGCAGCGAAGCACTGGAGCGCCTTATTCGCGGAACAGCCGTCTGGGAGGGGGAAGCGCTCTTATCCAACGGCGCATGGCAATCGTGCATCGATCAAACCAACCTCGACACCCCCGAGGCCCAGCTTTCTTAATCTTTTCTTCCAACCATGAAGCTATCTGAGCTGCGAGATGTGGTGGAACGGGCTATGATTTCTTGCCCGTCCGACGCTGAAATCGTCCTGAGCTACGAGCAGGACACTCTTGAGGACGCCTTCAGCCTGAGCCGCCTTGAGAGCCTCAAGGACATTCGCGTAATGGACGACTGGCCGCTTCCTGGCGTCAGCCTTGTTGTCCCTTACGAAACCCGCGACAAACTTGTTGTCCTCTTCTATGGAGAACGTGACCATGCCTCAAGCTGAGACTGATCTTGTACTTGCTGACCTCCTGCTTGCGGAGCGTGCAGTTGGACTGTTCAATCCCCTTGAAATCAGCGCAAGCGATTTCCAGGCTGCTTACGAGCTACCCATCGGGCAGCATGTGGAGAAAGACTACAAGGGCCTTTCCTATCTGAGTTGGCCGTTTGCCTTCCTCTATCTCAAGCAGCACTTCCCATCGCTCTATGTGGCGTTTGAGGACAATAAGCTCGGCAACCCAGTTTTTGGAGACTCTGGGGCCTATTTCCTGCGGCCCTACCTTACTGACGGCGTTCGTCGCACTGCAGCCCTAGTCTTCCCTGTTATGGACCGGCGCCATAACAGTATCAAGGAGCTTGACGGTCGTGCCATTAGCGATAACGTGCAGCGTGCAAGTGTCAAGGCTATTGCCACCTTCACTGGCTTGGGCCTCAAGCTTTACGCTGGTGAAGACATCCCCTCTGCTGACGATGCTCAAGGATCATCCCAACTCCCGCAAAAACAGGAAGCTAAGAAGTCAGCAACGGTACAGCCGAAGAACGATGTTCCTAGTGAACCAAGCACTTCAGCTACTCCAGCCTTTTCTGGAAAAGAGTACCTCACCAAGTTCTGCAAAGCCAATCCCTTCGGATATGACACAGAGCAAGAAAGCTTGATGTCTGGTAAAGAAGCCCTAGAAACCATGGGCCTCTCCAAGGCTGACGAGCTTAAGGACGCTTCTGCCTTCGGCGTGTTGATCACAACGATGGTGTCGAACTGGATTCGACAGAACAAGCTCAAGCTGGTCAAGTCTGAAGTGACCAGTCGCCTGGACGCAATCAAAGAAGCCTGCGTGAGCTATTCGCTTGACCAGGCCATCTCTGAAGTGCAGTCCTTTGTTGCTGAAAAAAAGTAGACTTGGCAGCGGCCAGCATTGCCATCGGCTTTGCTGGCCTCATCTGCCTTAACGAAGAAGGCTCAGCTCTTAACGAAAGCTACGACGTTGCTGCCTTCTGGAAATAAATCACTAGCATGATGGCTTGCTTTGATCTGTGCCAGGAAAATCTCATGCGCCTTCGCTCCTACAAGCCTGAGCGGCTGCAGATCAACAGCAAGCGCTACTACAGAATGGTGGACTTTCCCAATGTTCCACCCAATCTCATCCTGCCTTCTGTTACGACAGTTGCCAGTGCCTGTGCGCCAGTGGGCAAGATTATGGCGCTCATCAATTGGCGGAAGCGTGTTGGCGACGAGGAAGCAAATCGTCGCACTCGCCTAGCCACTGATCGAGGCACTTGGCTTCATGGCGTACTGGAGGACTTGTGGAACGGAGAAGACTTCACTTACCACCTGGAACGCTGCCCTGAGTTTGCTCCCTATTTCCAGGCTGTTGAAGGCTTTGTGAATGAGGTGAGGAATCCAATGCTTGTTGAGAGCGCAGTTGGTTGGTTCTCTCCTGAGCTTGAGATTGGTTTTTCTGGTACTTTCGACATGCTTGCGTGCATGGAGAATGGCGCCATCGCCCTGGTGGATTGGAAAACCAGTTACAAAAAGAAAAGTAATTCTCAGCTTGCTGATTACAAAATGCAGCTTGGAAGTTACACGATGGCTCTAGAGCAAATGTACGGCATTGAGATTGAAAAAGCATATTGTGTCATTGCTGTTTACGATCCAGAATCAGACAAAAAGAAAAGCGAACTTCAGCTCATTGAGTTAGATCAGAACGAGCTGGTGTGCCACGGCATGATTATGGAAGAAAAAACAAAGCAATTCTTTGCAGAACATTATCCTGGTGGGAAGCCTTTCCGTATTTCTGAGGACAGGGGCTGAGTCGCCGCTAGGCTGAGGCGTCCCTGTTTTAGGGACTTGTTCATGGAGTTACCAATGTCCTCTTTCTCTCCTCCTTCTTTTTCTGGCACTGTTGAGCTCACTCCCGAAGTGCTCAACAAGGCCAAGCAAGCTGGTCCCAATGCCCAAGGCAACTACACTTTTGAGTTTGCCGTGTGGCCCAATGAAAACATCACGAACGAGAAAGCTCCTCGCTTTAAGGGGAACGCTCGTCTGAAAGGCGATCGTGATGAAGGCGCCCCTCGCGGTTTTTCGGCCCTGTGGGACAACAACTCTCGCGGTGGTTCCTCTGGCTCCTCTAAAGGGTCTTCTGACCTGTTCTGACGATGAGCAAGCCGAACTCTGACAACGAAACTCTTCTCTTTGCCATCTCGGCATTAGTGGTTCAGTTCGTTATGGTGTACGGCATTTCGTGGCTGGGCTGGTGGGCTATTCAGCCCATTTTCCCAGCCCTCGACTATCCCAGGTTTGGAGTGGGAGCCGCTGCACTGTTCATCTACCTTCAAGGCGCCTTTAAAAGCAAATGAGCCTTTGCACTGACGGTCAAATCCAAAAGATGGCAGAGAACGACATCTTTTTCCCTTTTACAGGGGAAAAGACTCGCGTTCTGCCAAACGGAACAAAGGCCCTGTCCTATGGACTGTCCCATGCTGGATACGATCTTCGTCTTTCTCCAGATGATTTCTGGGTGATCGACAATTCAATCAATCAAAACATTCTTGATCCAGAGCCCCTGGATGTGAAGAATTTTGATACCAGCATGATGTTCAAGGCTGAGCTGCAAGAGGAAGGCGGCAGTTCGTTTTTCATCCTTCCCCCATTGTCCTATGCACTTGGAGTGAGCCTTGAGCGCATCTCCATGCCTGACAACGTATTGGGGATTTGCGATGGGAAAAGCACATACGCTCGGCAGGGCACAATCATTAACGTGACGCCCATTGAACCTGGCTGGTGCGGCCATCTCACCATTTGCATCGTCAATCCTTGTGCTTTCCCTGTGCGTATCTACGCCAACGAAGGGATTGTGCAAGTAATGCTGCTGGAAATGCAGCAGGATGTTGACTCAGCCTATGGCGAAGGTAAGTACCAGAATCAAGGCGCTAGCGTACAGTTCGCTGCCGTCTAAATAGTGAGCGCTCTTGAAGATCAGTTCCTTGGTTTATGGCAAGCTCATCATCCATCATTAATTCTCCAACGAGAATTTAGTGACATCGAAAGGTGGGAATCTGATTACCAAGAGCGCCATTCAAAAAACAAACGCTCTAGGAGGTATCGTTTAGATTTCGCTCATCCATCATCCAAAACTGGAATCGAAATCCAGGGTGGTGTTTACATGAGGGGAAGACACGTTACCGGATCTGGCTATGAGAGGGATTGCCGCAAGTACAACCTTGCCTATACAAGCGGCTGGACAATTTTCCTTCTCACTTCTACCATGGCCAAAGACTCATTCTGGATTTCTTTGATTGCAGCTCACATTGCTGCTCGTTGATGATTCCAGCGGCTTCGCTCAATAAGTTTTCCGCTGCTTCGATATCGTTGCGGTGAGAGTCCATTGCCTGTCGCAGGTTGATGTTTTCAAGCATCAATTTCTGGAATGCCGTTTGAGTGGTTGACCATGCAGTTAACAGATTTAAAGACACTTCACGGAGCTTGTCCTTATCGTTGCAATCCATGATGGCCTTTTTGCTGACAGTCAACGAAAACTCGCGCTCAGCGGAATGTTCAAACGGACCCATAACAGCATCGTAGTTTCGCCCATTGTAGGCAAAACGCACTGGGAGTACAAACGTCATTTCCCTTTCGTCTTTTCTATAGGCTAATGGAACTACAAAAGCGTGTTGTCTCGGCTTTATGGTTTTTCTATGGAGGAAGCCGAAAAGGAAAGTGCGGAAGTCCCGAAAGTCTTGCGCCCCGTGAGCAAGCAGCATAAACTGAGGCGCTCTCCTAAAGACTATGACTGGCAAGCCGGTGAAAGAGTGGTCTTGGTCATCCTCACAGGGGCTGGTGTGGTTCCCACTTCCACCTACGGATGCTTCATTGAGTTCATCAAACAAAACGGAAGAAAAGTTGCAGTGGTTGCCTGGGACAACCCGTCTACTAAGCTCGGTTGTACAGTGGCAGTTCAACGAATCCGCCCCATCGCCCTCATCCCTCGATGACTCGTTTCCTTTCTCCTTTGAATGATGGCATTAGCCATCTAGAGCTTATTGATTCAATGGGGAATAGTCTTTCTGTTGTTAATGACGCCCGCCAATCATTCGCTTCAAGAAGCACTGAATGGACGGACAAAGACGGAAAGCTTCTTAATTATCTGGCCGAACATCAACACACTTCTCCCTTTCGTGGAGTTGTGTTCAAGTGGTTTGTAAAGGCACCCTTATTCATTGCTAGACAATGGTACAAGCACACTATTGCTTCCACCTATGTTGATGACCAATTGGGCTGGAACGAGAAAAGCTTTCGTTATTGCTCGGCAGAAAACGAAGAATTCTACGTGCCCAGCGAATTCAGAAGGCAGGCTAAGAGCAACCGGCAAGCCTCTGGAGAACCGCTCGACAAGAACGAGCAAGGCCTTGCCCTCATTCAATACGCAGAAGCCTTGCAGGCTTGCCAGCAGGCCTACCAGAGTCTTATAGCCATGGGAGTGAGCAGGGAGCAGGCGCGGGGCATCTTGCCTACTTGTCACTACACTAGCTTTGTTTGGACTTGCAGCCTGCAGGCCCTTCTCCATTTCATTTCACTTCGGCGCGGTGAAGGAGCTCAAAGCGAAATCGCACTGTACGCAAACGCTCTTCTGGAGCTGGGCAGGCCGGTTGCGCCCGAGGCTTTTGATGCTTTTATTGCTAACGATCTCTTTTTCTGATCATGATTGATTTAGTCAACCATCCGCCACACTATCAAGGCGACATTGAATGCATTGAAGCCATCGAGGCTCAGCTTACGGCAGAAGAGTATCGTGGCTACCTCAAAGGTAACATAGCCAAATATCTATGGAGGGAAAAGATGAAAGGCGGCACTGAAAGCTTAGAAAAAGCTCAGTGGTATCTATCTCGTCTTATTGCGTTTGACAAAGACACTCAAGATTTATCCGAGACAGTCAAAGAAGGCACTGATCCAGATGCCTACATGACTGAATGCAAGGACGGATTCTGCCCGATGCCAAGCACTAGAACAGGGCCTCCAGAGCCACTGCCCAAATCTCTTACTGCCATGTTTGATCCTATTTAAGCCGAGCATAATGTGATAGCAAAAAGGGGGCAATAGGCCCCCTTTTCTTTTTGAAAAAGATCTTGCGTGGGACCATGCACAGCGGAAGTGAAACGATGGGACTCGCACCAGTTCTCCCATTCCCCAAGATCCGTGTGAGCGCTGATAAAGCTATGAGCGTAAATCCAACTCATCAAGACTTCTTCCCGTTCTTGCGTCCAAAACAACTGAGGGCGCCACCATTCAAATAAAGGGGCGCTCCCTTTGGAAGCGTTGCAGCTTAGGCAAGACGGCACATTGTTCCACTTCGCGAAATGCGGTCCGCCTTTGCTTTTGGGGACAACATGGTCAATGGTCAGCTTTTCGTTCCACTTGCCACAATAGGCACAAGCGCAATGATTAAATGGGCCTTTGGTTGGAAAATCCTCAAAGATGCTTTTGCGATAACGACGTTTAGCATCACCTGGACGTAATTCAGTAAGAGAATGGAGAAGTTCCTGTGGCCCATTTCTCATGCCCATGCGGATATTTAATTGCCTACTAATAGTTTAATGTGAACAACCAGAGGCGGGCGATCATAGAATAAAGAAAACCAATCCTCTCCCGCGACAATGAAATCCTGGCAAGATAGCCTAGCCAGTTTTGCAGCTACTATTACTGCTGGCATGCTTCTTGCCACTGGCGGCATGATGATTACCATTGGTCATCAACAAGTCAAAATCGCTACACAAATTGAAGATTTAACGAAGAACCTTGATTCTTTAGCTGAACGCATTGAAGGCATCGAGATCAGGGTTCGCTCTTTGGAAATTGGGCGCTAAGCTGAGACAAACGCTTCGCGATTATGACTCCCGCTGAATGGATGGCTCTTGGTGCTGTAGTGGTTGGCACCCTGGAAACCATCATTGCAATGCTTCCCATTAAGCCCAATAGCACTGTGCAGCTTGTTATTGCAGTGCTGCGTGCCATTTTCCGTCCAAAATGACAAACGTTCCCAACACCTGGCAAGGCGTTAGCAATTACGCCGCCAGTGTCGGCAGTAAATTCCCTGATCTTGTAGCTGCTCAATGGGCTCTTGAAAGTGGATTTGGGCAGCACGCGCCTGGCCATAATTATTTTGGCCTGAAAGGATTTGGCACTGCTCACGAAACAAAAGAGTTTTACGATGGGCAGTGGGTAACAGTGAAGGCGGGCTTTCTCGTCTTTCCTTCTCTTGCTGTTTGCATTGAATACCTAGTCTCCCATTGGTACAAGGACTGGCGCACTTACAAAGGCATTAACAGAGCTGATAATCAATACGCTGGTGCAAGAATGTTAAAAGATCAGGGCTATGCCACTGACCCAGATTACGCAATTAAACTATCCACATTAATGAAGGCTCACGCCCCAGAGGCTAAGAAAATGACTTTAATCGGCCCCAAGAAAAATCCTAAAGACTTTGGCTTCTCGGACAACGATTACCATCTCATCGTCAACGATCAAAACGAAAAAGTAAAAGCGTTCAATGCAAAAGGGGAGCTTCTCTGGGAGTTCTATTGCCTTGCTCGCGGTCAGGGAAGCGACTACGAATGGAAACTAACCAACACTGACACGCCGCCTGGCCTGTACAAAATTGGCGCCGTATATCGTGATTACGAGAACGATCCAAGTGCCACGTATAGTCGAGAGAAAATGAGCTATGGCTGGTACAGCTTTGACCTGATTGATCTGGAAGGCCAGGAAAACAAGAATGGTAGAGCTGGCATCATGATTCACGGTGGTGGCTCTGCTTGTGGCTGGCCTGGCGCATGGGCTGCCTATCAAAAACTTTATTCAACGCATGGTTGCGTTCGCATGCACAACCAGCATCTGAAAGACTACCTTCTGCCTCTTACCGAGAAAGGAGACGTGTTTGTCAGCGTGTACCAAGAACTGCCATGAGACGCGACGAGCTCATCAACGCTCTTGTTTATGAGCTGATCATCCAGTTAAAGGACTGGCGTCCTCAATGGTTTCGTCGCCCATGGTTGGCCAAGTTAGTCAAGATGATCTTGGATAACTGCCGTCCAGATTGGGTGAAGTGGAAGACTGAAAAAACTTTAAAGAAAGTCGATGAACAGGCGGCTGTCATTGTTAAACAATGGGAAAAGGAATCTCGCGAAACAGTCGCTACTCAACTCGCGGACAAAGCAAAAGAACTTTTTCCGAAGGCAACCATCACTCCATTGCCTGATGCCGTTGTTCCGTCCGTCATGATTGTCCACGAAGCGGAACCTTCCGATAGCGAAGCAATTAAAATTCTTGGGAAAGAACTGAGAATTACCTGGACTTTAGATGGTTTAAAATAAAAGAAAACTCTTTAGTGGTGATGGAACTTGTCGTCGGCTGCGCCATGATTTGCGCTGGTCTTGTCATCGCCCGAGGCAAGTTTCATTGCTGTGTCTCTTCTAGGGAAGATTTTCCGTACCAGCGGGGCCAGCTTTTTCTAAACCGTAAGAAATGAGATTGTGAATTTTCATGTAATGCTCTAGGCCATCGCCATAGGCTTCAGGCCCCCAGCCAAATACGTCATAAAGGACATAGCGATAAGAGCCCCTATCCTCAATGTCTCCTTTATGAATGAGCTTACAGACTTGTCGGAAGCAGCGTAATTGCTCTTCATCTGAAAGCCTTGTCCACCACATGTCGTCGGCAGCCTGCATCGACTCCTTCCACAGTTGATCAATAGGGTCAGACATGCTCGTACCAGCCTTTTCGCCAAAGATCATTAATCCGCATAAATATCCTATCGTATTTTGCTCCGCAGCTTTCCAGGCTGTAGCGCTGTCTTGCAATAGTTGCGATAGTTGAACGATCTAAAATATCAACATCATTAATAGCTTCCATCCAATCCTGTAAAGTGTGGCAACGGAAGCCAGTTACTTCATCAATGATGGTCTCCGAGAATGCTCCGTAGTCAACAGAAATCAATGGAGTGCCGCACAGCATGGCCTCTACGCCGCTTCCTCCGAATGGCTCAGTGAAGACAGTGGGCATTAAGGCCGCCCTGGCATTACGAAGAAACTCAGAGCGGGCAGCGCCATGGATGGGGCCTCGATATTCGATATTGGGGTGGGCCCACGGAGAGGCATCGCCCTGGCCGTGGAGAACAATGGGCCAAGGACTGCGTTCGGCAATCTCCTTGATCGTGTCCATGCCTTTCATGGAGCAGATGCGGCCAAGAAACGCCAAATATTCCCCAGGTTGATAAGACGGTTGCCAGTCGTCTAAGTCAAAATAGTTAGGCACCACCCATTCGTAGTTCCGTCCATTGCGCCCTTCTTTGCCTTGGTGGTAGTGCATCCAGGCATAGCTTTCAAAGATGCGGAAGCTATTGGGCATGAGCGTTGGATAACCAATGCCTGTCTCGACGTGATGATGATTGGGAAACACTTCCATCAGTTTTTGATGGGCGTGGCCAAACGGGTGGCAAATAATGTCTTCTTTTTCAAGGTTGTTTGCAAGAGCTGGAATCAAGCGCTCTTCAAATAGTGCATGTCCCCTGCTTCCCACTGTTGCATCGTCGCCATAAAAAGCCGCCTTTTCCCGATTGCCATAAAGCTCATCATATTCTTCTTCGGTCATCATGACCACATGCTTATCGGCTCCTCCTTCGCTTCCTTCGTTTGAATACTCCACCACTTCCCAGCCATAAAACTGCATCATTTTGGGAAAGCGCAAAGCCTTGCCAGTGAAAGCGCAATGGCTAAATGCTTTTTGATGCTTGGTATGAAAGATGCCAACTAAATGGAGTCGCATGTGCAGTCGTTATATGACGACAGCATAGCACTGGCTTTTAGTTGTTTAATGCGTCTTCGATTTGCTGGCCAGTAGTGGCGACTGTGGCGCAATTGGCTACACGGGCCAGCTCTGGAGTGAGTTCAGTGCGAACTTGCGCTGCAATTTCCGCTTCGGTTGGAACATCTGGAGAATTGGTCAAAGTATCAACGGTGCCGCCAGTGATGGTGCGAGTGCCGGCGGACCAGACCGAAGACGGAATGCTTGACAGTTGCGTGTCCAGATTGGCGCTGGCCATGCCAACTGCTGTGCGGACAGCGGCGGTGGTCAGAACTGCTGTGCCAGTGGTTGCATCGACGGGTACGCCGAGGGCAACGGATCCTGCGGAGGGAACGGCGCAAGTGCCTGTTAGTTCATTAGTGGGACCGTAGACGGTGCCGCTGCGGACGTTAGACGCAGATGGTTGACCAGAATTACTGCTGGAACTATCTGCTGTGTAAAGGTCTTTGTATCCAGTTCCAGCATAATTCGGAACAGTCATATAGGAAGAGCCAACGGAAGATGTCCAGCGCCACTTGGCCGCGTTATTGGCAACGACCCCCGAAGAATTTCCTATAAACGGACCACTTAAATATGTGTTTTGTGTATTTGATCCTTGAGCAATGGCTGGAGACAAGTTTTGGGCAATAATTGTTCCGATTATTGTCATGCCTCCAGTTGAAAAATTGTTTACAGTGGCAAAATCAGTCGTATTGTTGGAGACTTGTCCGGTTATGTTGATTGAACCGGTGCCGCTATTGATTATAAAATCAGAATAATTGAAATTATTTATTCTCCAGGAAAAGCCTGTGTGGGTTAAACTGCAGTTCCCTGTTATATTGATTACACCGTTTGCATAGTTTGCGATGCATCCAGTGCTGTAGTCACCACCTTGTCCAATGCCAGCAGAATAAACTGATCCTGTAATATTTACAGTTCCAGAGCTGGCATTTAAAACTGTTATTGTTGGTGTTCCGCCGCTCCCTCCAGCAGCGAAAACGTTTCCAATTATGTTAATTGTCCCACCAG